ACTAGCACTTTATCTTTTAACAAAATTGGGAGTGTTTAAAAAGTGAAATTAGGATTAGTTGCAATTATTTTTATTGTATTTTTACATTTAATAGGAATATCTGTATCTGAATTTCACACAAACCCAAATGATAATGAAATTTTATGGAGAGATGAATGAAACTCACACAAGAACTTACTGATAAAATTCAAGAAGCAATGCTTCATACTAATCTCAAAGGTGAAATCAACTGGAAAGATGGTGATGAGATTGAAGTACAGGTTGCAGGTACATTTGCAAAAGATAAGTTTATTGTTATCAAAAATATATCAAAGAATCCTTTTGAAAATGCTCAACCACATCCTCATTTTGATTATGAGAAGAAGGTATTTACAAAAGATGGTAGGGAAGAATATATGAAAGACCAAGAAAAAACTGCAACTCAAAGATTACATGATGATATAAGAAAAGGAATTGAAAAAATATGATTAAAGAATGTCTAAAATGTGGTGCTCGTTGGATAGATGGCCAATTATACTGGGCAGATGGTAAAGAGGGATGTCCACACGATCTTGCAGGTCTAGTTTGCAATACCCTAAAAAACTATGGTTATGTTAAAGAAAACGATTGCATAAACCCATGTAGAGGATCCACAAGTGGAATTACTTGGCAACATAGAAATTTTATGCTATGATATGGAAGGTATGGAGAGTATGGGCAAAGGCACTCGGAGACAAGTCTGGTAAGTCTGATAAAGAAGCAGACACAGTTGCTATCATCCGAACTTTAATCTTTCTCCAACTTGTGATTACTAATTGTTTTATCGTTGCAGGCAACATTCGACACTGGAACGATCATTATACCCCACCTCATTATGAACATTTTTGTGACAGATCCTGACCCAATTGTGTCAGCAGAAGTCTTACCCGATAAGCATATTGTAAAGATGCCACTTGAGACTTGCCAGATGCTGGCAGTGGTCTATTCCAAGTGGTATTTTGCTTGGGGTGATGATTTATTACCTAAGAAAGACGGAACACCTTACAACACTCAGAAGGGTGCTTTCCGTGGACATCCTTGCACTATATGGGCAGCACAGAGTATTGCTAATACTGCATGGTTGATTCAACACGGATTTGCATTACTTAAAGAGTATGAAAATAGATACAACAAGATTCATTCTTGTCAAACTGCGATGAACGCAGCAGAACAAGTATTTGAAGAAAGAACAGGAAAGACATTATTATGTCATAAAGAAGCAACTCCATTTGCTTTTGCAGGCCCTGATCAGTTCAAGTATGATACAAGTATTGATATCTTCACTGCATACAAGCGTTACATCGCATCAAAGC